CCATATGCACATGCAAGACGTTCAAATAGAACTTCTTCCATAGGTGTAGCAGCTAAATCTAAAAAAGACTTTGGATTTGATGTTCAATATCACAAAAATAAAACTTCAGGTGGTTTAAGATTTTCAAAAGATAAAGATGGACCAAAATTAACTTTAGGTATAAGAACTACCTTTGCTAAAGGTGGAGATGTAATGCCAAAAAGAAATAAAAAAAATTTCAGACCTACAAAGTCTGGAGCAGGAATGACTCGAGCCGGTGTCGCTTCCTATAGAAGAAAAAATCCCGGTTCTAAACTAAAAACAGCCGTGACTGGTAAAGTGAAAAAAGGGTCAAAAGCTGCAAACCGACGTAAGTCGTACTGTGCAAGAAGCGCAGGTCAAATGAAAAAATTCCCAAATGCAGCGAAAGATCCTAATTCTAGACTACGTCAGGCTAGAAAAAGGTGGAAATGTTAATTGAAGCATTAGTAAAAAGATACGAAGCACAAATCGCAGAAGCAGAAGCAACATTAGAAATATATCTAGATCATTCAGTAGGTATTGGAGAACATCCTCAACACCTTGATGAAATGGATAAACTATTTGAAAAAATAGCAACTGCTAAAGAAAAATTAGAAACACTAGAACCTTACAGAGGAGAAGAATAATGGACGATCTATTAATAATTGACAAGTTAAAAAAAATTACGAAAAACACGCTTGAAAATATATCAACGGCAATGATGTCAGGAAATGTTGACAGCATGGAAAAATACAAGTATATGTTAGGACAGGCACATGCCTACAGATTAATACTACAGGAAATCTCTAACCTGCTAAACCATAAGGAGCAAAAAGATGAGCAAGGAAACGTTATCGACATCGGAACCAAAAAAGACGGAAACTCCGAAACACATTAATGCTTTAGAAGAAAAGTATAAAGAAGAAGCAAAACAAGAACCTCACGCAAAAAGACTACACTCTGATAATATCAGAGAGACAGTTAAAGAATTGCCTAAACCTGTTGGGTTTAGAATTTTAGTTTTACCTTTTACACCAAAAGAAAAAACTAAAGGTGGTATTTTATTTTCACAAGAACAATTAGACAAAGCTAGAATTTCAACAACATGTGGTTATGTTTTGGAACTAGGAGATTTAGCATACAAGGATAAAGATAAGTATAATGAACCTTGGTGCAAAAAAGGAGATTGGGTTATCTTTGCTCGTTATGCGGGTTCAAGATTACCAATTGAAGGCGGAGAAGTGCGACTACTAAACGATGATGAAGTTTTGGGTACAATAAGTGATCCAGAATCGATTCTTCATTACATTTAACATAGGAAGGAACTATGCAAGAAGAAAACAAAAAAGTATCTGATGATTTAATTGACGTTGGTGAAACAACTGGCGCAGAAATTAATTTAGATGATAAAGGTGAACCGGAAAAAGTCGAAGCACCTCAAGAAGAAAAAGTTGAAGTTGAACAGGTTGAACAACCTGTTGAAACTAAAACAGAAGAAAAAAAAGACGAGTTAAAAGAATATAGTGATGGAGTTCAAAAAAGAATTTCTAAACTTACTCGTAAAATGAGAGAAGCTGAAAGACAAAGAGAAGAAGCTTTGACATTTGCTGAATCCGTAAAAAGAGATAAAGAAGCTTTAGAAACTAGATTTTCTAAACTTGATAAATCTTATGTTTCAGAGTTTGAAAGTAGAGTCACAACAAATATGACTGCTGCAAGACAAGCTTTAAAAACATCTATTGAAGCAGGAGATGTTGATGGTCAAGTAGCTGCACAGGAACAAATCGCAAGATTAAATGCTGATGCAATTAGACTATCTTCACTTAAAGCTATGGAAGAAGAAGCACCTAAAAAGGTTAATATCACACCTCAAAGACAAGCTTATCAACCAAACGTACGTCCACAAACTGATGAAAAAGCAGAAGATTGGGCAGCTAGTAATAGTTGGTTTGGTAATGATTCAGCTATGACTTATACGGCTTTTGATATCCATAAAACATTGGTAGAAAAAGAAGGATATGATCCTAAATCTGACGAATACTATGCAGAAGTTGATAAAAGAATAAGACTTGAATTTCCGCAGAAATTTGATAAGATGGATGGTACAACTACAGAAAGAGCAAAACCTGCTCAAAATGTAGCTTCGGCTAAACGATCAGCCCCACAAGGTCGCAAAAAAACTGTTAAGCTCACACCTTCACAGGTAGCAATAGCTAAAAGATTAGGTGTGCCACTTGAAGATTATGCAAAACAATTAAAAATCACGGAAGGAGTATAAGCATATGGAAAACGATAAAATAAAAACTTCACGTGCGAGTCAAACTAGAGAAAAAACTTCTCATAAAAAAGTATGGACTCCACCCTCATCACTTGATGCACCCCCTGCGCCAGACGGTTATAGGCACAGATGGATAAGAGCTGAAACATTAGGATACAATGATACAAAAAATGTAGCAGCATCATTAAGAGAAGGATATGAATTAGTTAGATCTGATGAATATCCGGATTCTGATTATCCAACGTCTAACGATGGTAAATACGCAGGAGTTATACAAGTAGGAGGCCTTTTGCTCGCAAGGATACCAGAAGAGATCGCGCTTCAAATAGAAGCTTATTACAATAAGCAAACTAGAGATAAAGATGAAGCAATTAATAACGATCTTATGAAGGAAAAGCAATCAGGAATGAGTTTCAGTAGTGATTCTCAATCCCGTGTAACTTTTGGTGGTACAAAGAAAAGCTAATTATTTAGTAATTCCTACCCAACAAATTAATAATAAATCGTACCGGAGGCCTTCACAGGCAGGTACATAACAAGGAAACAAATACTATGGCAAATGCAAGTACAACTGGATTTGGTTTAAGAGCTGTTATGAATGTTGGAAATACTCCAGCAACTTCAGGACAATCTGAATACAAAATCCAAACTGCACCTGGCGTAGCATCTAACAAAGGTGATCCAATGTCTTACAATGACGGTGGAGCAACTGCGGGCGAAGCTGGTAAGGTACAGGATGCTTCTTTTACTACAACTGATGATGGAGGAAATGGCGGAACTGCGTGGACAACTGCGAACTCTGCTCTTCTAATAGGTGTTTTCAACGGAGCTTTTTATATTGACTCTACTGGAAAACCTACATTTTCAAATAATGTAGTAGCTGGGCAAACAACATCAAAGGACTACAATAATGGTTCTGATGATATAACTGCTTTTATAATCGACAATCCTAATCAGGAATACGTTGTAAAAGCTGACGCCGCTTTGGCGCAAACTCTTATTGGAGTTAACCCAATGCAAGGCTTTAACACTAACAACTATACAGCAACAGATAACAAAGATGGTCAATCGATCACTACGTTAGATGTTGGTTCTGCGGCAACAACTTCAATGTTTACTGTCGTAAGAAACGCGAACGATCCCGAAAATAAAGACCAAACTGCAGCTGGCTGTAATTTTGTCGTTATTCAGGCGAAAAATTCGTCGTTGTTTAACTAATAAGAATAGGAGTATATAACTATGGCAATATCAAGAGCACAACTAGTTAAAGAACTAGAGCCTGGTCTGAATGCACTATTCGGATTAGAGTACAAAAACTATGCTAACGAGCATGCAGAAATATTCGACACAGAAACATCTGACAGAGCTTTCGAAGAGGAAGTAATGTTAAGTGGTTTTGCGAATGCAGCTGTAAAACCTGAAGGTCAAGGCGTAACATTCGATGATGCGCAAGAGACTTACACAGCTCGTTACACAAACGAAACAATTGCGTTAGCGTTTGCAATCACAGAAGAAGCTATCGAAGATAACTTGTATGACAGACTTGCGTCTAGATATACAAAAGCGTTAGCAAGATCTATGGCAAACACGAAGCAAGTAAAAGCAGCAGCGGTATTAAATAATGCGTTTGATGCGAACTTTGCTGGTGGCGATGGAGTTGAATTATGTTCAACTGTTCACCCAACACTAGCTGGTACGTTTTCAAATGAATTAGCAGTCGCTTCTGACTTAAACGAAACATCATTAGAACAGGCGTTAATCGACGTCGCTGCGTTTACTGATGAAAGAGGCCTAAAAATTGCGGCACAAGGAACTAAATTAATTATTCCTTCTGCGCTTCAATTTACTGCTGACAGACTTATGAATTCTGCAGGCAGAGTTGGCACAGCTGATAACGATATCAATGCTGTTAGAAATATGGGAATGGTTCCTCAAGGATACACAGTGAACCACTACTTAACATCTAACAAAAAATGGTTTCTTAAAACAGATGTACCTAATGGTCTTAAACACTTTGTTAGAGCACCTATCAAAACTTCAATGGAAGGTGACTTTGACACAGGAAACGTAAGATACAAAGCTAGAGAGAGATACGTATTCGGATTCTCTGACCCTAGAGGTATCTTTGGTTCTAACGCTGTATAATCGTTAAAACTAATATTTAAAAAGGGGCTTTCGGGCCCCTTTTTTTTGTGGTATAAGAAGAGTAATCATGAAAAATTTTCTAGTTAATATAAGAGCATATGGGTATCATGCGCGTTTTCAAGTAACGTGTGAGGATAGTGCTGAAGCTATTGAAAATTCAATAGTTGACAAACTAGGAGAAAAAGGTGTAAAATGGGAAAAAGACGGATTTACAAGTTCGTCTAAAAAATGGATAACTTATGAGGAGATCCACGATGCAAAACTTATCAGACCTTTACAAAGCGAAAAGGTCACTGGAGTTGAACTGGGAGCAGGAGCATCTTAAAGAGGGTAGATATACTCTCGACATGGTCAAGATAGACCATAAAATAAGAGAGGTCATAAGCGATATAAAAATGGCCGAGGCTATGAGAGCTCACCAGACAAATAAAATTGAGGGTGCAGCACCCGAAGTATCAGTAGCTACTTAATAAAACGCTACATCGTCGAAATACGTACATTCACAACGCAATCCCTTGCACTCTATATAAAAATCATATATATTTTAGCCACTATACATTAATAACAAACAAGTAAATATAGACGCGTATAGTCGACAACCCTAGAGGACTATATTTACGTATTCTAGGAGGAATATAACATGGCAAACACAACATTTTCAGGACCGGTAAGATCGGAAAACGGTTTTGAAGCAATAACTAAAAATACATCAACAGGTGCAGTTACAACTAATGCTACTTACGGAGCATCTATTACAGGTGGTGTGCAAACATTATCTGGTGCAGGAGCTGTTGATCTTACAAACTTAATAACAGAACTTACTACAGCTGGCGGAGCTGCAGCAGTAACTTTAGCTGATGGAACAACTTCAGGACAAGTTAAAATCATTAACATGATTGTTGATGGTGGCGGAACTGCAACAGTTACTCCAGTTACATTTGCAAGTGGAACAACAGTTGCTTTCGATGCAGTAGCTGAATCAGTTACTTTAGTTTGGAATAGTACTATTGGTTGGGTTGCGACTTCAGTTCAAGGTGCAACAATAGCATAATAATTAATTTAGTGTGGGCTTCGGCCCACACACAATTTAACAGGAGATATTAATGGGAACATATGTTTCAAATGTACAAACAAAAAGATTAACTACAACTGGAACTGTTTCAGCAGGACCAGCTAGATTGTTAGCTATTTATTTCGTTGCAGACACAACAGCAGGATCTATCGAATTAAAAGACGGTGGAGCAGCTGGAACTTCGAAAGCAGTATACGATACGCCTTTAGGTGCATCTACAGCTGGACAAGAAACTACTTATCAAATTAACATTCCAGGTGATGGAATTAGATTTGAAACTGATGTACACGCAACGTTAACGAATGTTAATAAAGTAACATTTACATTCGGCTAGGAATTTAAATGGCTACAATAACTTACACAGTAACCGTAGCGACGGGGACTACTCAATATGGTACCGGTAATAGATATTATATTAACGGAGAGTTAGCTCCTGTACTTT